CAGACTTTAGTAACTTTTGTACGTTGTCTTTTGTTAATAAGAAATTAACATCATTCTTATCATTAATAAATATCTCAACTTCAAAATCTACAACATCTTCTAACAGTCTTTGTAATTCAGAATTAATTATTGGCAATACAGAACGTAAAACTAATTTGCTAATACCCTTTTTACCTACCAATTCTATGTATAATTTGAAAATTTTATCAATCTCCTCTTCTTTTTGAATGGTTGAAATTAATTTGTTTTTATTTATTATACTTTCAGCATTAAATTTTAAATCTGATTGAACTCTTTCTATTTTCTTTATCGTCTCATCCTTTGAATAGTTTTCAACCGTTAAGTCAGTTTTAATTTTACTTATGGTAATATCTAAACTTCTATTCAAATTTATCACTTCTAAATTAAGGTTATATTTTTTCAAATCATTTTTTTTCTCAACAATTCTATTTCTTAAACCACCCATCTCAACTTCAAGTCTATCGATGTCCAATTCCTTTTTGTTTTTTTCATCAACCAACTTTTTGTTAGTGTTCATTGACTCTAACTCACTGTTAGTGCTTGTCAAATCTTTTTCGATTTGCACCAACAATTTGTTTAGTTTTTCTATTTCAAGTTCATGTTTAGCAATGTGTTCTGAATTATCAACATCGTCAAGTTTTCTATTACATGATTGACAAATACCACCAGCTATTAAACCTGAAACAACTCTTTCTAATCTTTTTGTTTCAGCTTCTTTTAAAGCTTTTTCTGTAGTTAAAGAATTAGAATGTTTTGTTAATTGGTGGAAGATATCTTCATCAAAATTAATTTTACCTATTTTAACCAATTCTTCTTTGATTTCAGACACTTTCTTGTTAAGACCAACACCTTTATCAGTTAACACCTTAATCGTCTCTTCTAGGGACTCAGGATTCAATTCTGATATAGTTACGTCAATGGTTTGTTTGTTAGACAATAAATTATCTCTTTCATCTTCTAAAGTTTTTATCTCACCTTTTGTATTATCAAGGTTTTCGTTTAGAGTTTGTTCAAGGTCTTGAAACTGTTGTATTTTGTTTTGATGGTCTTCAATTTCTTGGTTGAGAGTAATCACATCATACTCGTTGGATTTTTTCTTTTTTGCAAATTCATTATACATTGAACGGGCGATAACTTCTTTCATTTCAAGCACTTCTAAACCTATAAGTCTAGTTAGTATTTTACCAGATTCTGTCGTGGTTAAACCAATTAACTCATCAAGGTTCTTTTCAGTGGCCAATACAAGCATCTCAAAGTCTTTTTCTGAACCTATACTGTCTTTAATTCTTTTTGTTGTTTGTTTAGCGTCTTCTTCGTTTAGCTCCTCCTCTTCTCCGTCAGGTAATATTTTATAATAATTTACTTTATTGGTAACAGTCCAACCACCACCTTTTTTGGCGGTTCTTTTCATTTTACGTTCAATAATAGTTTCTTCATTTTCAATTTCAATCATACCCCTAACAACCAAGTCATTCTTTTCAGAAAACTGATTAAATATTTGTTCGTTGGTATCGGTTTTAGTTGTGTTACCATGAAGTAAAAATTTTATAGCATCGATAGTCAATGTAGTTTTACCACCTTGATTTGGTGGGATTGAGTTAACTATCGTTAAACCCTTTAGTTTTGTAAAAGGAATATAGTTTTGTTCACCAAACGATAAAAAATTGTCAATCATAACCCATTTTATCGACCAGCTATTGTGTTGAACGTTATTTAAATCAATATTCAACTCACCGTTGACTTTATCGTCTAGTGCAACAATTCTATTAACATCAACATTTTTACCTTCTCTGGTAATATATTCTTTCATTAGACTTCTCTGATAGTTAACATCCATGATGTTTTCAATACCAGCACCAGTAATTTCTATAACATCACCATTGGCCGTTCTTTTAACAGGACGGTAAACAATATTTATATTGTTTTTGTTGAAACCGTATTTAGAAGCAAAATAATTTTTAATCTTAGTTTTCGCATCTTTGCTATAGTTATGGGGCAAATCATCCCAATAGATTTTAATCTTAGCGTTAGGTGATAACAAATTTAAATCGTCCATTATGTTTTGTGTATTATTCGCCATACAAATCAGTTTTCTTTTTCTTTTTTTCTTGTTCTAACTCTATTTTTAATTTCTTGTGTTCTACTTCAAGAGCCGCCAATTCAGATATCGCTTTATCTTTGTTTTCAGCTGTTGTTTTAACTACACCATTTAGCCTATCAATTTCTTTGGTTAGTTTTTTCATCTCTTTGTCATCAGTGATATAAACTTTCTTTTCAACTGAAACTTCTACAATCTTTTCGACAATAGTTTCAACTGGAACCTCAACAATTTTTTCAACTTCCTTTTCAACTATTTTTTCTCTAGTAGTTGGTGTTGCACCATACTTTTCGGCAGTAAAACCTTGTTTAAGACACTTTACCATAAACTCGTCAATATTGGTTATGTTGTTGGCTCGACAGTAGTTCCAGATTTCATCGTTTGTTTCTTTATTCACCTCCATCTAACATACTTGTTACATCATCTTGCGTTTGATGGAATAAACATATCTCTTGTGAACTTTGGTCCACAAACAAAGCAATTATTGGTTTGTCTAGACGATAAACCATACTATCGTCATCACTAGGGTCTAAATACCCAACTTCTCCGTTTACAACTGACCATTCACCCATTTCTTCTGGTAATCCGTTTACAAACTTTTTTAATTCGTTTAATGTCATGTTTTATATTTTATATTTCGTTTCCTTTTATGTATTGATATCTTATTGTAGCAAATTGCCAAGACAAAGTTCTTGGTCTTACTTTAAATGTTCTATAAGCTTTAGCCATGTCTATAGCCGCTTTTCTATATGGTACTCTACCAGCACCAGTTCCTAACCCAGAACAAACCAAAGTTCTAATCTTATTTGGGTTATCTGATAAGTTGTGTTTTTCAACAGCCAATAACATGGCTCTCATTGCCATATAAACATTATTGGTATCACTAATTAATTCTGGTACAATCATTGTCGGAGTATGTGATACGAACCTAACGCGTTCGTCACCGTCTGGTGTTGCTCTAATTATTTCTGACGTACCAACTGGTTGTTCGCCAGCGTACTTGTCAATAATCATATCTTGCACTCTATCCATCATTTGTTGACCAAAATACATTGTTATGGCTTCATCAATACCACCATCCATAAGACCAAATGAATTAGCTGGGCTGTTGATACAATCAAAGTCTATGTGTTCAAAAATACCTTGATTAATTTGAACTTCTGGAAATTCAGCAAAAGCTAATCTCCATTCTTCACATAACTGTTCTGAAAAATCGCAAAGGATTAAATTAAATCTTTCTTTCATTATAAATTTGTTAATACCTCTGTCCCGTTTTCGAGGTCTTCTAGGGACTTTATTTTAAATTGATAAAACGGTGATTTGTTTTCAACGTCATGTTCTGTAAATGTTTTTGTTTCAACATCCCACAATAAGAAACCGTGTTTACTTACATTTTCACCAAAGTTTTGTTGTATTAGACTTGATGGGTAAGCTATTGGTATACCCTTGTGGTTGAATGATTGTCTTTTGTGAATGTCACCAAGCATAACCATATCACAGCCCTCAAACTCTTCCAACGCAGCACCATGGTCAATTTCATAACCAATATCTGTTTTAGCGTTTAACACTGGCGCATGATACAAACCTATGTATGTTTTATCATCACCAAATTGTGCTCTAGCCCCTTCAATATCTGGTCTTTCATTACCCTCAAATATTGAGTAAACACACCATACAATGTTATCGTCTAGATAACATTTGGATTCTTTGAAGTAGTTTACGTTTTTATCGAATAAAAATTGAACCATTGGTGATATTGAATCCATACGGTCTTTATTGTTTTCAAGCAAGTCATGATTTCCAGCTATAATAATAACTGGCGCTATTTCTTCAAGCTTTCTAATAAACCAAGTACCAACCATTAATTGTTCATTGGAGATAACAATCTTCTGATGAACCAAATCACCAGCAATAACAACTCTTATTTCTTCTTTTTTATAGTCTACCATCATGTCAGTCAAATCAGACATTAGTTTTTTAAAAACTGACATGTATTCATCGTGCATTCGATAAGTTCTGATATGAATATCTGCAAGATGTATTATTTTTTTTACCATATTATGCGTTTTTCATTATGTTATAGTGATGCATCTCAATAAGCTTACGGGCTTCATGTTTAAGATACATTATTTGTATTTTTTGAAACGTTAACTTTTCTTTATCCCAATACCCAATGCAAATTTGTCTACATTTTCTGTTTGGAAACTCCAACTCGTACAAATAAGCATACACGCTTAACTGTAAAGTATAAATCGACCATTGACAGGCTTGTAGGTGGTCGAATGGTTTAAAGAGTGTTTCGTAACCGTATTGATTGAAAAAGTTGAATTCTCTGTTTGTTTTCCAGTCCCATACATCAAAATAAACATCATCTATGTCTATTATTAAATCCGACATACCAGCCAATTCGTATTCTTCAGAAAAAAGGATTCTTTCTGGCCACACAGCTTGACCCTCGTCTATTTTTAAACCATTAAAGCCATCAATAACCGATTGTTCAAATCGACCTTCTTCAGTATCAGGTGGGAAATACCATTTGTTGGCCAATAAATAACGTTCTACAATGTCGTGAACTTTTGTACCGTATATATTGGCTTCGTCGTTTAACATTTGCCAATAGTCTAATATTTGTTGTTGGGTTAAACCAATGTATCGTTCTTGTTTTACCGTATCTAACTGGTTAACAATCGCAGCAGATACACCTTCAGAATCAAAATGTGGTTCAATCGATGAAAGAGTTGTAGTAACTGATTTGTAGATTTTGCCAGTTACCCTATGATGATATTTGTGTTCTATGGGTTCCAGATAGACTGGACCTTCCCATAATTTAGCGTTTGCCATAAAAATACGTTTATTACAAATATACTAAAAAAATAGTTGTTTTGCAACTTTTAATCTTTTAAATGGTAGGATTTCATTAATAATTTTACAATCCCTTCAAACCCTAAGTATTGGTATATGCTTGATGGGTCATGCCCTTCTGGTGGGACACATAGTTTAATTCTACCCCTTAAATCACCGACGTTTAATTCTCTATATAATCTAACAGAATCTTCATAAGCGTCACTATCTAATAATATAACGATAAAAGCTTTTGATTTTTCAAATAATTTTTCTTTTAAAATTTCCGATAAAAATTTACCCAATAATGGTATTGAGTTTGGCACAACTATATGGTCAGTCGCACCTTCAACCAAATAAATGGTAGCGTCCCAATTTATTTTATTTTCGTTAAAAATAATTTCGCTTTTTTCAGCATGTGGGTTTAAGTATTTTAATTTTGTTTTTTTGTTTAAAAACCACCTAGCAATAAAATAGTTAAGGTTACCATCCTCATCATATGATGGGATTATAACCCTATTTTTAAAATCACCTGATATTGTATATCCAATATCAAATTCTTCGATGATGTTTTCACCAATACCTCTATCTTTTAAATATTTTTTAGCTAATTCCGATAAATAATCTTTACTAGTACATTCTGATAATCGTTTATACCCTTCTGGTAATCTAACTATTATTTTTTCAATTTCTTTATTACCGTGATTGTATTCAGGTTTGAATAGTAGATATTCTTTTAAATGTGTTTTTGTACCGTATTTCTTAACTAAGTTTTCTAAAGGGCCGTGCATGCGGTTTGTTTCATAACAAACCCAACATTTATACACACCTTTATTGTAGTTTATTTCTAAATTACCTTTACCATCACCATGATACTGAGCTTTATCAGCAGAGCATGCTGGGCAGTCAAAAGCCATCTGCCCAGTTTCATTGTTATGTTTTCTTGGGTCGCCAAGAAAACTTTCAAATATTATAGGTAAGTAATTCATCTTGCAAATATACCAAAAATAAATTATATTTGCAAATATTTTATTTCTCGTTTTCTAAATTACGTTTATTAAAGTAAGCTAGACCACAAACATAAGCATCTGAGGTATCGAAAGTTTCTTTTTTTAGTTTGTTGTTTTTATCATAAAACCAAGTAATTTGTGGTTCTAATTCAGCAACTTTTTCCCATAGAACATATTTTTTGTCAATATCAAAAGGGTGACCACCAAACAACACAGGTGTGTTCTTAGCGATTTGTTTTTCAGTTAGGTCAGTTCCATCCTTTTTCTTGGTACGTATCGCCATAAGGTCTGGAAACGCATATTTACGAGCATCATAAGATGATATAAACTCTGGAACAACACCGATGGTATCGTAAACTGATTTAGAAATCATACCATTGAACCTTAAAAGAGTGGCAATGGTATAAACATTGTTAGATTGAAGAAGTGGTTCCTCAATAACAACTTTAGTTATACCAAAATCAGCGTAGTTTGACAAGAATTCTGTTTCAAAGATTTCAACTTTTCTGAAAAGTTCTTCCATTTTATCTGTAGGTTTTGGTTTAACCTTAGGGCTAACGTGATGTAATAATTTAATATCACCCTTGTTACCTTTATCTTCAAAAAGGGCAATACCTATGGTTGAAGTTGAAATATCTAATCCAAGTAAAAACTCTGGTTCTTTTTCCATATGATTTTTTTTATAGTAATTTAAAACTCTATTGTAAAAAATAAAGTCTTAAACACTAATTTTTATTGAAAGCGCTAAAAATTCATTTATATTTTTAGCTATTTGTCTATCTGGTTTAGCATATGCAATAAGATTACCAATATCATCATATAGACCAACTTCACTTATTCTAGGTATATCATTGAACTCAAAAGTTGGGTTTGTAGATGACCCGAATTCGCCTCTATCCGCAATACAATTTACAATTTGATACACTCCAACAGATTGACTATTGAAACTAACTGTTGTTGCTGTTGCGGCTGAACTTACGTAAGCGTTAACTATTGTTGGGTCCGTTATTACAATAAAGCCCTTGTCTAAGTATGCGATACCTACCAACGTATCAGCGGTTAACGATAAATTTGAATTGGTTTGATAGTTATAGGTTTTTTTACCACTATAACTAAACGCTCTATCACCATTATAACCAGTTGCCCAACTTAATGACGGGTCACCACCATTTGGTGTTTTAATACCATCAGAAACTAGCATTGATACGTTTAAACCAAATGCGTTGCTTCTAGGGTTATTATTATCAGTAAACGTACTGTCTAAAATTGACACTGGTTGTGAACTGTATTGATATGTTGAATAAATTGTGTATGTTCCAGCAGTTGTTGGCAAATCAATTTTTAACGTTTTACCGTCAATTAATTCACCATAGGTTGAATTGTTTACTGAAATCGCTAATATTTTATTCTGCGCAAATCCGCTGAATGCTGTGTCAGCATAACCACCTTTAGTAGAAGTTGTTGCCGTAAAAGTTGTAATGTTAGCATCTGTGATTGGTAAACCAAACGAATAATATAAGTTCGTTTTTTCGTCTGTTGTATAATCAGTTCTATTTATTACTGAATAAGTTAAATTGTTACCGCTTATTGTTGTGTAACCAATAGTTTCGTATTCAGATAAAATACTAGTTGATTGAGTACCAACAGCTTTTGTTAGTAACCCACTAGAATTTACAATTATCGGATTTTTAATACCAATGGCTTTTGCCGTACTATTACTGTTGGTGCTATTAACACCTATGTTACCAGAAACGCTAGGAACTTGTCCAGTTAATAAAGGTAAATTTGTGTAATAATTAGCGTCTGAATCACCAAGACTAAAGGTTTTTATTAACCCATTGTTTGTTGAAATCATTCTTTGTCTACCTATTGGTGTTAACCTTGCAGTTAATGTGATTGTCGTTGCTGTGTTGTTATATCCCATTTTTTGATATATTAAAAATCCATACTTAATTCAAGCATTATTTGATTACCCCCAGTTAAAGGGATTGGGTTTGATAATTTACCTATACAAACCAAATTATTACTAGAATCATAAATACCCACTTCTGTAACTTTTATCACTGATGGGTTTGTTGCAGGGTTTGTGCTTCTAGTTGGGTTAGTGGTAGAATTAAATTCACCAGCGTTTACTGAAACATTAAATAATGTTTTATAAATCGTAGCCCCAATATATGTTGTTAAATTACCATAGAAAAATCTTTCATCACCAAATTGTAAATAACTTGGTGTAGTGTTAGCAGCCAAATTTAATGATTGAATAGCGCTGTATGTTGTAGCGTTATTATCTTTTAACTTGTCTAATATAAACCCTGTTATTGTTGGCGTTTGATTTTCCAGTAATTTAGGGTCTATAGTTTTATTTACCACTGAAGTTATCGCAGTAGATGTAAAATCATATTGTTTCCAACTACCTGATGCTGGTCTTGTTGTTGACTCAGCAACAATTTGATATAACAGTTTGAATGTATCACTATAGAAACCGAAACCATTATAGCTAGGGTCTTCTAATTTACGCATGTAAGTTAATAAGTCAGTACCGTTTATTCTAAACGCAACGTCCTTAGGTGATGATGTGTTGTTGGTTATTTTTACATATTTTTGGCACGATAAAGAAGATGTTAAACCACTAACAAAATTATTTTCCAAAGTATATGTTAAATACATAGTTTCGTTGACACCTAAAACACCCGTTGAAGTACCACCTGAAGGTGCTTGTAAAACAGCCGCCAATTCTGGTAACGTCCAATTTCTATTAGACTTATATGACATAGATGTAACAATTTCATCATCTGTAAAGACCACCATTTTTAATTGTGGGAAAACTTTACCTACAATGTTTGATGTCAAACCAGAATTAATCATTGTTGGTTCTTCTATCAAGTTAATATATTGGATATCAGTATTTAATATATTTTGTGTAGCACCAGACCCAACAAACGACATACCCATTGTTGTACCACTACCTGTTGAACCACTAATTCTATGGTACATTAAATCTGGTATTGTAACTTTTAAGTATTTATTAGAATTAACATCAGTATAGAAATACTCACCATAAAGATTTGATATTGTATTGTTGGTAAAGTGGATTATCGATATTGATTTAGAAACATCATCCAAATAACTTAAACCAACACCATCACACGTTGAAGGACCTAAAGTTGGGTCTGATTCACAATCAATATTAAAATATGGTTGTTTTTGACCTAAGAAATTAAACGAACCAAATTTTGTATAGTCTTCATATAAATTTGTTGATGTTAAACCAGTTATACCAGCTATATTTTCACACCAAACATTGTTCATATTCCAAACTGGAACATCTGAACAAGTAATATTATTTGCAGAATCAAAAGACAAAGTACCAGTATCCCAATAAGCTGTTGTGTTACCAGTAGCTATTGTGTTATAAACCTCACCACCTCTGTAAACAATAACTTGACTATTAATTGTTTGTGATGAAAAATTAGGTAAATTTCTATCTAAAGTTACCGAATTTGTACCAAGAGATTGGACCTTGAACCATAGATTAGGTAAAGGTACCGTATTAGCGTTTACTGTAATATTTCCAGCTGTAGTATTAGATACTTTTAAAAGTATTAAATCACCAACGTTAACAGTTGCCCCAGTTAGTTGTAATGTGGTACCACCAGTTAACACTGTATTACTAATAGTAGAAGTAAAAGGTGTGTATGTGTTACCTGTTAGTGTTGTATAAACACCGCTAGAATTAGAGAAAAAACCTCTCTCAATTGCAGCATTGTTAACATCAGCTTTAATCACATTTAAAACACTAGCATCTATTGTACGTAAAGGGTTTGTTGTGTTGCTAGGTTTTATGAAATATTTTAAGTTTGGTTCTCTATCAACGGGTCTCATAACAACACTAGTTGCTGATAATGAAACATCTGTTGGGTTTGCATCAACAGTAGCTTCTCTAACGTAATTTATTTCAGAATCACCTATCGCCCAGTATGAAAAATTTAATTTTCCTTGGGCTAATTGTTCTCTACCTTTTTGTGTCAGTTTTATACTAACAAACGGGCTGGTACTTGGTATAATGTAACTCATAGTTTTGTTTTATGTTTTGTCTTTATTTTAATTATAAATATCCAATTGTAAAGAATATTAATATGAATTTATCGTATTAGTTGCAATTGTTATTGGTATTATTTCACTATACGCATAACTATTGATTATATTACCACAAATTGTTTTGTAGTTTTTATCGTTTTTTACTCTATAGAACACTCTATCACCATAGGTATAACCAGAAACTGGGTAGTCTATACTGTAGAAAGATGCTCCAACATAATAATCAGTTGTTGATGAATAAACAATATTAGCAAAACCAATATCTGTCGCTATTTGAAATGTAAAATATCCGTTAACCTTTGTTGGTGGTGGGGTAATAGACCATGAAGCTGACGGGCTTTGTGTTATTACATCACCAACAACACCGTCAGGAAAATATGATATAGTTATCACATCATTTAATATTAAATCACCATTAAGTATTATTCTTTTAGGGTTTGATGTGGACTGATAAAAATCAATACCGTTGGCTAATACAACACCATTAACCATAACTAAAACTTTACTAAAATCTATTGGTTTGGTTGAAGTGAACAATTCGTATCTGCTAGTTGTTGTGTTGTAATAAACAGAATAACCACCTTGATTGTCCGTAGCACCACTAGGTATAACTGACAACACTTCAAATATATCATTTTGGAGGGTATTTGGTGATGAAGAGGTATATATTATCGTTACTATATCTTCTGGCACTAACGGTGCGTTCATATAAACAATACTACCACCAGAATATGTATAGTCAACATCATTTGCTAAAACCAAACCGTTTAAAGTTAAAATAAAAGGTGTGTCAATGTTTATTGGTATACCTATAATTGTATTGTCTTGTTGACCATAGGTTTCATTGAAGAAATCTTCTTCCGTTTCATCGAATATTAACTGGTCTATATCTGGGTAAATAGTGTAATAATTTATTGGTAAATAACTTTGTTGTAACCCACCGCTAGCGACACTATTACTAGCGTTATAATTAAACTCAGGTGTTGCGGCGCTTCTAACTACTGATAAATAATAATCAAAATTTTTATTATAAATACCATATTCTAACCCACCGATATACCTTGAAGTATCTATAATAATACCTAATTTACCCATGTATTCGGTACAAGCTGAAAACTTAAAAAACCCCTTTATCATGTATTCATTATCCAAAGTTAAACCACTAGAAGGTATTAATTGTGTTGTGGCACTGTTGGTTAATGAAGTGTAGGTTATTGCTTCAGAAACATAAGTCGGGATTGCCGTAAATGTGCTTGTGTTATCTTGATATTGGTATAATTTATAATTAAAAATCGCTGTATTTGCTGTAAACGTATTTGTATTTGCGGTAAACACAAAATTAAGAGGTATAGTTTGAGAATCACCTGTAATTATGTGAGAATAACCACTTATAGATGTAGCGCTTAACACACTACAGTCTAAGGTTGTTGCACCACTTACATAATATGATGGAGCATTAAAAATACAAATATCAGAACTTGTATTAAAAATGTTGATATCTTTGTTTCTAAGCGCGCTTACATTTGTCTGTGGGTATATTCTTTCTTGATATCTCATTATTAATAGTTAATCTCTATAGTTTTTTGTGTTACACCTATTGGTGGTTTATAACCAAATAAATTTGGGTTTGTTATATTTCTAGTTATTGGTGTTTTAGAAAAATTTTGTAAAAAAGCAGTTAGACCATATATATTAATATAGTCTTCTCTTTGTACCTCACCTTGTATTGAATGCACATATTTTACATTACCCTTGATTTCGGTTATAAAATTACCTTGTATATTTTTTATTAATTCTACCATATAAATAAATATCGATTAACCATTAAATAAAGTATTATTTTCATTTATTATTTGTACACTACCAATGAATTCTGAACCGTAATTCATTTGAGATATACACAAATAATTATATTTTTTTACATTACCCTTTTTTGACCTAACCAAAGTTGTTACTATTTCCACATTTTCACATTGGCCAGACATACCATTTATTGGACTTGGTATGTTAATATTTTCAAATAAATTATAATCAAATAATGACGTATAACTTTTATACACATATTTTTGTTGGTCAAACATTGTGTTGGTGTAAACCTTAACACTACCCCAAAGAGTTGTTGCTGGAACTACTTGTTCAATTAAATCATCCCAATATGTTTTTATCAACCCAGTAAACTCATCCATTTTTTCATAATCAAACTCATTGCTAGATGGGGAACCGTATTGTGTCGCATTCATATATCTATCATACAAAGCTCTAAGTGTTGGATAACCTGATAATATTTTTCTGTTTTTAGCGTCAGTTAATTCAGAAACTAATATCTGTTCAAATGTTTCTAACGTATTGGCTGTGTTAATATCGGTGGTCGTTAACGCAGATATAATTAAGGTATTATCACCACAGGTCGGTATGCATGGTGTTAGATTTGTTGTACCAGATAATAGATTAGGGTTATCTAATAAATAACACCAAACATCGTTTTCAACAGCTGACGCCATATTCATAGTCAAATCTATTTCTTTTGAGTTTAGAATAAGTCTATCATCATCAACACTATATTCTGTTTGACGTATCTTGTTCACATCATCGTACCTAGCTATATAAAAATCTCTTTCTGTATAACTGTCTGATTGTAACCAAGATTTTTTGTTATCAATCACTCTAGTTAAATTAAAACCTGGTGATTGACTAATAAAAATATTTTCTCTATTCGCATCCTCACAAACTTTAGTCAAACTAATTTGGTCGATTAACAAACAAAAATTATCACATGAACCATCGACTATGATGTTTAATTTAATCTGATTATTTGTAAAACCAGATGTTACATCTATAGTATTTGTGTATGTTAACCAATTTGAATTGAATACATTTGGTGATAACGAATCATTAAATTCTTGCTCTGTTTGTGTACCAGAAGAGTTATAAAGTTCTTGGTATAATATATCTTTAATACCATTACAAATTGACACGTTAAGTTCAGAGGAATCTTCTACTATACCACCAAAAGTAAATTCAGGGTAAACTAACCCTGTACAACCAGATGCCCATGATTCGTTGTTTGTTGGTTCACCACAAACAAAAAAACCACTATTATTTTGATTAGTTGTTAGATGTGAATATAAATTTTGTTGTACCCCAAAAAAAGTTGAAAAAAAGATGTTTGGTGTTGTCACATTATTTTCATCAATCATATCCAAAGTTACCGTAGCACTTAAATTTTCAAATTGACCTAATATTGTTGAACAAGGGTTTACTACCCCACCAATAGCTTTAATGTTAGTGTTTATCGTATCAATTTCATTGATTAAAGTTTTTTGAATTACTATCAATTCTGAAATTTTATTTAACAAAATAGTTTTTTCACCAAAAGGTGTTGTACAATCAAAAATTAGTTTTTCTTTATTATTTATTATAGCATCTTGGTTTAATTTTTCAATTTCTATAACATCTAAACATGTATAACTATCTGGGCCACCATTTATAAACCTAGCATAGTTGTTTTCACTTATAATATTTTGCCAACTAATTAAACCAAAATCTGTTAAACAAAAGTTAACAGATTTTGTTACATAAATTGGTGCTACTTTTGTGTTTGCAACACTTAACTCAGTATTATTAGTTAACGAACCAAATCCAGTGTTTAAAAAAGGTAATTTTTGTGTTTGAGTTATTTCTGTTGTAGGTGAAGAGGTTGAAACTTCTTGATTGGTTGGGAAATCGTTACATACAATCGAATAAGACGTACTAGCGGCTTGCTTAGATAACCCCTCTAATTGAATGTTAACGTCTAATAACTCAGATTCTTTTTTAAAATACTCTTGTCTTAATCCAGTTTCTGGGTTAAGGAGCGCTACTGGGTTAACTTTTATAACGTCTTCTAAAGTTTTACATTTTATTTTAAATAAATAATCAAATTTTATTTCTAATCTACATGTATCATTTTCTGTCAACGTAAAAAAAGCCCCATCATTACCAACTGGGTTTAAAACAATTTTAATTTCTTTGTCAGGTATACCACAAGAATTATTAATTGGTTGTGACCACCTACATTTTTGTTCGTTTAAATCAAAATAAATGTTATTTGGGTCAACGTTTGTAGGGTATTGTGGCGGATTTTGTGCCAATAACCTATCTTTTAATATATTACAACATGTTTGTGTTATATTATAAATTTGACCATTAAAAGCATATATTGTACCATCTGGGGTGAAATTTATAACCCCACTAGTAGTATTAAATATTTCATCCCATATTTTATCACAATTTAATAAAACATTTTGAAACTCATTTGATGTTATTGGCATTTTTTTATTTTATTATAAATATATTTATTTTTATTTATTATTAGTTTTAACAAGGGTCTCCAGGTTCTATGAATGATTTGGTGTCATCGGGGTTATTAGTCTGTGGAGAGCCGTAACAACATGCAGTTATGGAAGCATAATTTCCTAACAAAATAGGTATTTCTCCAAAGGAGCCACATGGGGTATACGTAAAAGCTATCTCATCCACACCTTTTGCACCAAATGTGAAAAAAAGACATGAGGTTGGTTCAGAAACTGGTGTGAAATCAACATTTAATATGTTAGAAACCACATCACACTCTATTAAAGGTGAGTTACAATCATTACTTAAACTATACACTAATTTAATTCTAAAGAAAACAGTAGAATCAAAAGGTAAACCACCTGTTGAAGTCGCAGTTAGAGTAGAAACGGAAACAGATGGGTTAGTTAATGTTAAATTATCCCATGTTGTACCATCTAAAGAGAATTGTACAACAACTATACCACTACTACATGGAACGTTACCCAAAGTCCAATTAAATATTACGCTATTAAACATAGTGTCTATAACTGCTGATACCAATACTGGAGGAATACATGTTGGTGATATTGGGTCAATTGGGTCAATTGGGTCAATTGGGTCGGTAGGTATAGTTGGGAAAACAAAATTACAACCAGAATTTTCTTCAACTCTTGTTATAAAAGCGTTATACAAAATACCAATATTTGTTAAACCATATTGTGTTAACTTACAACCAACCCCAACTAAACCTGTATTTGGGTCTATTATATCGTTAACAGGTGTAGACCATAATGATGGTGGGCATAAACTAGCATCAGCACCAACAACAACTTCGTGACCAGCTAATGAACCCCCAAAAATCAAACCATTTAAAGTAACAAAAGTAATAAACGGTAAATCGCTTATAATTGTTGGGTTTTGAGTTATCACCCAATCAGATGAAACATTACACGCGCAATTTGTTTGTCTTTTACAACAAACAAAACCTGAATTGATAGTATCTGGAGTGAAAACATCGTTATACATTGGTAGACCTTCGACTAATCTATCACAACATTCTATATCAACAAAATTAGTAGCATATGTCGATGAAGTTGGGTTACCATTTTCACCATCATAAAATTGTTCAAAAATATATAAATTAGTTAAACCATTTAACCCTTTTATGTTTACATCCTTACACTCATCTACTATAATCTCTGGTTTTTTTTCAAAACAAACACTCAAAGATTCATCATTTTGACCAAAAACACAACCACAGTCAGTTGTCATAGGTTTTGGTTTTGGGTCTGTAATTATTTCAGTTGTTGTTACAATACAATTGGGTAATTGTGTTCCATCTGAATACATCAAATCAACATATGTTTCCCCATCATAATCTGTAATTTCCCCAGTATTATAATTAGTGAACAAATCTTGTGACGTTGAATTCACTGTTTCTGAGCTAATAGTAACTGCCGAAAAATTTGGTATAAGAGAACTTAATTGATTAAAGTATTTGAAACCTCTATCATATGGTCCAACATGTGGGTTATTACCAGCAGTTATATCTAATAGTGAATTTGGTCCACTAGTTTCTCTATACCACAAACCATTTCCTTGAAAATACATATCATCAGTATCTTCAAGAAATCTAGGGTACCCATCATTATCAATTGGGTAAACAGATAAATCTGTATCCAATCCATTTAATTCTAATAAAGTAATGAATAGTTCAACATCTATTGGTTTATCAACTTTGTATACGTATTCATTAAAAGTTATTAAACCAGTTGGTGTACCTATAAACCTAAGTAAAAATTCTATACTTTTTCTAGTACCTTTAGATTTCCAGAGCCATGGGGTATTTAGTATTATTCGTCTCCAAAGTTCAGTATCAGCTTCAACTGGTGTTAAACCAACTGATTGACCGCTATATGATGATTGGCTAGATTGGACATAATCGGTTAATAAATCGTTACTTATAACAGAATCTATTAAATCCCAACCCATAATTCTAGCTATATTTTTTAAGAAAACATCTGGTGTGTTATCTAATTTATTATAACTAACAGTATTGGCAAAAGCTAACCCTTCTATATATCTGTTTAAATCATCGTAAGCAACACCATAAATGTTTAATAGTTTGTTAACCTTTCCACCAGAAGTATCTTGGTCTTCATCCGATAAATAATATGGTAACGTATCAAAACCTGTAATCGATTCACTAACTAAAAATCTAGTCATGATGTTACTATTTATCAAATCACTATCGTTGGCTAAGTTGAATAAATTGGTAGCATATTCATCATAAGCTGATGTATTGTAATCTAAATTATAACCATCACTAGTTGGCCAAGTAACTATTGTTTCGGTGTAAAGTAAAACACCAAAATCAGTTCTAAGTGGGTAAGTAAAGGTTGATGTAAATATTGGAAATGATTGTCTATTTAATAAATAATATTCAAATTCATCTAAAGTGTTAAAAAAATTATCGCATACAATAGACTTAGGTTTTATATGATAAGATATTGCGCTGCTATTTCCAGTAAACGGATTATTTTTCACCTCAAAATAAACATAATCATTGGTTGCGCTACTTGAACCAGTAAAACTAACAACGTCATATTCAACTGAACCAATTAATAAAGCGTAAGAATTATAATCAGTTAAGATATTACGCAATGTATTTGATTCGTTAAAGGTCCCACCTATATCACCGTTAGTCAAAAAATTGACATTATATGGGTTGTTTATAAAATTTGTTGGGATTCTAAATGAGGCTGTGTTTGTTAATTCATCGTAAATATAATTTTCATAAGTATTACCAATTAATTGTTCACCATTAGACATGTTTTTAATTGGTCGCATGTATATTGATGCTGGCCAATTTATTATTATGTTTTCTAAACCGACACGCATGAATTCAGTTAATGAACCGAATTTAGCATAGTAAGATAATTTAGATTTATCAATATTTAAAAATACTGTAGCGTTATCATTTAATAATGTTTCAGTTTGGCTTACTGTTAAGTTTAAACCTTCAAGAGTAACAAAATCAGAAAATTGTTTTGTAACAAAAAATTTATCTGATTTTGGGTCTAAATTTGTTGTAATATTGAAATTCCCCATTGTAAATAATGGGGTACCTCCAGCGCTAGTTAATTGTAAACCAACTAAGTCTGGGCTATAATTCCTATATTCTATATTTCCGTTGTATACGGTTTTTTTTGCATATCCTGCAATTTTTGTAGCCCCAGTTAAACTTATATCAGCCATTTCTTATATTACGCTTGTCTTATATTATTAAAATTCTTAGAAAAATCAATATTGTTTCTTTGTTCCCTTACTTCAAATAATGGTTTTCCAGAAAATTGGTCTTTAACTTCATACAAATTGTATTGTTTGTAAATTTGATTTGTAAAATTGTATATTGTGTAAATACCATCCTCAAGAGATTTAGATTGATTTCCGAACAACGCAAACGCTAATGTTTCAATATCGTGTTCAACCATTTCAACTTCAATCATAACTGGGTTAAAGAAAGTATTTGTAATAATAACATTTTGATTTGGTTGACCAATAAACGGTAAAACGTTAGGTTTTACGTTTGATGCAGAAGCTGGTGACACAGTACAGAACGTTAATGTTGAATTATCGTTAAATCTATATCTTATCGCTTTTTGGTTTGTATCTGATAAATTTTGGTTAACTGGTTCGGTTCTATTGTTAGATGTAATAACCCTAAAAAAATTATTAAATTTTAAATTATCACCTATCGGAGTTGGGTTTAAATACTCAATTCTATAACCTACTAAACCATCATTCTCAAATTTAGGTAAAAATTTAGCATCTATTGTCGATAAATCAAACACCAAACCTTTTATGTCTGGATATGCTGATAATACACCAACATCAACAATAGTAGTTCTAATTTCAATAGGTTTAATCATAATTGTATAATACCCTTTAATACCAAAAGTTGTTACTGGTAATTTAAGTGTATATAAACCACCAAATATCTCAAAACCAGTTCCAGTATTGTTTGGGTTACTTGTTGGTATTAAAACATCAGTTGCTGGTAATTCTTGTAATGTTGTGCCTTGCACATCTCTAGTTGGAGAATAAGTGTAAAAAATTTGCACATCTTCTGGTAAAATATCTGCTGGTCTTACAATTCCGTATGTTCCACTTGCCATATTATTTTTTTATTTTTTCTTTTAATTTGTTATACGTGTAATCCATTTCATATTCTGACATTTCATTTAAATCTTCAATTGATAAGTTGAGATATTTTAT